CCAACAACCCCAAGTAATTTCATAAAAGATAATCGGATATTCGTAAGTAAAATAAATAATTGTGTTTTCATTTTTTTAGGTGGTATTGGTCAATTAATTGATGGGTTAAAAAAGCGAATAAAGCAACCGAACCAAACTTTAAAAATAAAGCGTCTGAAAAAAACATAGCGGTTGCCGTTAAATAAGCAAAGGCAAAAAACAATAAAGACAATGCTCGTAAATGTTCCATAGTTATTTTTTCTGATCGTTTAGTTTAGTTAAATAAACAAGTAATTTTTTAATGTTTTTTTCTTTTGGTTTGTGCTTCTTTTTCATATATACCAACCCGTAAAATTGTTTTGTGTACTTGGGAACATATCTGCGTTTGAATTATTGCTATATTCGGGGAATAAACTATTGTTAAAATTGATATAAGTAATAAAACGCTCCGTATAATTTTGCGCTATCATTCGTTCCTTTTCAACTAAAAAATCTACTTCGTTTTTATCTACGCTTGTTGCGTTTTCGCTCGTATGTTTAAACACGCCTTTATTCGCAATTGTATATGCCGAAAACGGCAAGTACTCAACCATTGCCCAATGTATTAACATCGGTTTAACGTACGTCGTTAATAAAGATAAATAAGGATTTACAAGTGTATTGTTTATTATATCCGTTTTTATCTTTTCAAGTAAGTTCGTACCCAAGTAATTTTGTATATGAATATCTTGAGCGACTTTAATCCATTGAATAAAAGAATCCGTGTCAATATTTCCGTTAAGTGCGGTAAATTTTACGATGTCGTTTCGTGAAATCAGTAATGCTTCTGCCATTATTTAAATCTTTTGTTTGTTGGTAAAAAACCTCGTGTTGGTGTGTCTATTGGTCTTGTTGCAACTAAACTTGGGTTTTTAATTACGTACCCAAACTTTTCGGCTTTTGCTCCCGCTATCCTTTTTGCTTTTGGCGAATTAACATCTATTCCAGAACCCGAAAAATTAACGTAAACTTGTTTGTTCCAACGATGGTAACAATTGGCACCGCCTTTATGCAACCATATAGAATAAGTATTTGTACCTCGTGGTCCTAAACCTTCGTTTACAACTTGTGAACCCATTCTAATAATGTCTTCTTTTCTATATATTTTATTTGCTGAAATCATTTTTTTACAAAATTCTCGCCCGTTTGCTTTTTGTTCACCCGCATAAACATAACGTGTAATAAATTGGAATCCGTCAATATTTTCGTCTTGTTCACTATTTGAGTTTGGGAACGCCGAACCCGTAGAAACTAAATTAACAACTTTGCTTAAAAAACTTTGCTTATGTTCTTTGCTTAATAATTGGTTTTCGTCATCGTCGTTGTCGTAATCAACCTCTTTTTCGTCTATTAATAGCCAATTTTCGTCTGCGTCTTCTCCTAAATCAATTAACGCTTGAGCAAGTGCATCGTCTTTTGGGTCTGCGCTTAATTCCGTTCCCGTTTCTTCGGCTATTTGTTCTTCGGTTTGTGCGTTTTCTAAATCCGTAAATTCTAAAGGTTGCAAAGTCTTGAAAAATAGTTTTAAACTTATTCCGTTAAAATGTAAAATCGTATCGAATGCGTCTAATAATTCTTCTTGAAAAGGTCGAATAATCATATTGTCAAATAGAATCGCACTATTTTTTAATTCATCTGCGTTTGAGCCAAACCCGTTTGTTGAAGAAACCCCAAATAATAAAGGACTTGTAACATTGTGTCCAAGCATTATTTTACGTAAACATTCTTCGCTTAAATATGTATAGTGTTCTGGTGCGTCGTTTAGTGGTATATCGTCAATCGTTGTTTTGCTTTCCGCGTTGTCGTTAAATGCAACAATTACTTTTTGACCTCGCGAACCCGTTAATTTATTTAGTACCTTTTGGCTAATAATAGATTGTTGTTCTTCGCTTGGTACTCCGTTGTTAAAGTTTACCACTTTAGTACCCGAAAATCCGTTTAAAACTTCGTTGGTAAGGTAGTCGGCAATAGATTCTTCAAGATACGCATACGCAACCGCCCCTTGATAGTCGGGAAAAGAATAATATTTCATCCCCACCGAATAAGGCTTAGAATAAAGTATTTCTACATTGTCGTTTGAAAATCCAAACGCCGAAAATCTAAGCGGTGGAAATTGTCTTGTATCGTTCCAATTGTCGGAATAAAAATAACCTGCAATTTCGCCTTCTTTATTGCACTTTTCAGCTCTTAAAAGATTAACGGGTATATGGTAAGCCTTTAATATTTTGGTTCGGTCTTTTGAATAATGTACTTGAATAGCAAATTGCCCTAACATCTTGCGGTCAATAATCATTTTGCGTACATCGTCACGAGAAAACAAAGTCATCATTTGTGCGTACTCGTTTACCTTTTTGGACGCATCTAACGCACCTAATCCACGTCCATACACTAAGCGACAAATATTGTTTATTATGGCGTTGTTCGTGGTTGAATTCGTATATCGGTTAATTAAGAAATCAAAGTATTGTTCGCCATTTTCCGTTAAGAAATCAACCCAATTTTCGCGGTTTGATTCTTCAACTATTGGCGTTGTATAACTTGATAAATTAAGAACGTGGTAATTATTCATAGATAATAAATTCGTTTGTTGTTGTATGAGAAACATATTGCCCGTTATTAACCGAGAATGTCGCTAAAGGTTGATTAGTACAAAATGCTTTTTCTAATAGTAGTCTATTGCCCGAAACATCTTTTAATTCAATCATATAAAAACGATTTTCAGTTAAGTTAAAAATTGCTTCTATTTGATAAAAATAACTTAATGCCCCTTGTGAAATAATCGGTACGTTGATCGTTACGTTTTCGGATTCGTCCGTAATAAATAAGTCCGTAATTATGCCCGTTCGTGGTGTGCAATTAAAGGTTTGACTTAAAACATTATTTGTAGTTAAAACTATCATATTAATATAATTAGATTTTTCGTTTTTTGTTTCATAAAAAAAGGGTTACACGAATGCAACCCCCTTTTAGTTCTAACCAATAAAACTTCTTTTTATACCGTAATAACCGCTCCGTTTAATAGTGCTGCTAATGTAGTCTCGTCAACACAATCAAGGAAATTGGCGGGAACGGCCTCTTGGCCAGTAAAAGTCAATCCGTAACCATTCATATCACCCAAATTTACCCCATTTCCAATAGTACCCGCAGTTACATCCATTCCTCTTGCTAACCCCGCAATAAAGAATTGGTTTGCATTTGTGCGTACTATAATATTTGGTCTTCCGTAAGTAAGTAACTTAACTTGCTTGTGTGTAGCAACGTCTTGCTTCTTTAGCATAATAGCTAAAACTTGCTCAAAGAATGTAGTTCCGTTTTCGCGTGAACTTGTTATAGTTGTTTCAAAAGAGTTTGTTCCTTTCAATTCAAATTTGTAAATCGGTGTTGACGCGGGCAAAGAAATTGCCGAAATTTCATCCGTTGTACCAACGTATGTAACGTCCGCCACCGCGTCGTATAATCCATAATTGAGTACATAAATAGTTTGAAGCCCTCCGACAACGTCTTTGCATTGCTCCAAACGTCCAAGTGTAATATCACAAGCCATTTTTTTTTTTTTAGTATTGTTTATAATAGGGGCGGTTACCCGCCCCGTTAAATGATTATCCGTAAACTACGATATCCTCGATAACTCCGTAAGTTGCACCCGCAGCCATTCGCATAATTACACGAACGTTTTGGCTTCCGTCGATGTCCGCCATATCAATTACTCTAACTTCTTGAGTGTCGCTCAAAAGTGAACAACCGAAATAAAGGTTTGAAGTGGTTGTTGCCATCATTGAGTTATTTGGCAATCCGTTAGCCATAAAAATTGGAATACCGCTATAAGACAATGCGCCATTTGTGTACCACATTGTACCCATTGAGTTAACACCTGCGTTTGCTTGTGAGTTAGCACCCAAAGCACCAAAACCACCTAAAGCGGAAACATAAGCCTTTGCAACGTTTTGAGAAACATAAATCTTTAAATCAGATTTTCCGTAAAGTGTTGCGGGAATTTGCGCTTCAACTAAAGCGAGTTGTGCTTGTACGTTAGCGGGTGTAATGTTTACGTTTGAAATCAATTGTGCGGGTGGTAATAAGGGGTCAACATAAGCCGTTGAAAACAATCCGTCAAATTCTCCACCAACCGCACTTGAACCATTCCATAAAGAAACTTCGTTAGCGGAAGCAACTTGAGACGCAACGTGAGCAATTAAGTAATCAGCAAACGACTTAGGCAATACGTCAAAAGACGAAAAACCTTGTTCGATACCTTGCCAAGTTGAATGAAATTGTGACTTACAAAGTTGCATATTTACTTGTAAATCTTTAACTTCTAAAATTCTTTCAGTTAAATTAACGGTTGAATTTTGTTGAAAATCACAACTTGCGTCTTCTAAAACGTTAGCAGTTTCTAAACGTTGAATAACAGACTTAAATTTGATATTCGGCATAACGGTAACCCCGCCATTTTCGATTGTTGGCGCGCTTAATAAAGCCGCGCTAATATACTTACCCGCGAATTGACCCGCGTAAGTAGTGGTAATAATTGGTTGTGCTGGCATTTCTTTTAATTTTTAATTGTTAGTAATTATTTAATTTTATCTAATATAGAATCCATTACGTTGCGCGGTCTTTTAGCGCCTATTTTGTGGAATTCAATTTCTTTGGTATTCTCTGGGTTGAAACTAATTGGTTTAATATCCGAAAGTTCGGTTGCTTCTTCTGCAACTACGTCAACTTTAGTTAATAATTCCAATTTAGCTTTTAACTCGTTATTTTCGTTTGTTAGTTTTTCTATTTCAGTAAAGAAAGTTTCTTTAACAATTGATTCGATTGTTTTCTTCGGTGCGGTCTTTTCCGTGTTTGCTTCAACTTCTTCTTCAACAACTTCTTCTTCTGCAACTGGCGCTTCTTCTTCTTCGGTTGCTTTTTCTTTGTAGTCTGCAATTAAACCTTCTTCAACAACAACTAAAATCATTCCGTCTTCCATTTCGTATTCTCCGATTGGAACGGGTATTTTTTGCTCGTCTTCAGTTATAACAAAAACTTCGTTGTCCATTTCGAATGCGTCCGCTTCGATTAGTGTAACGCCGTCCGCCATTTTTCTTTGTTCTAACTTTACGTCCATTCCAAGTAAAGTTTTGATTTGATTAATTACGCTTGTTTTCATATTTGATTTTTGTTTTGTATTATATGTTAGGTTGTTTTAAATAATCAGTATAAGTTTTATAAATATTATTTGATGTACTAATTTCGCTTTCCGCTTGTTTTATTACGGGGTTATTAGTTACGTCTAATCCTAATTCTTTTGCTTGTGTTTTAATTATAGAAACTAATTTTTCCGCTTCATCTAAATTTAATTTAACTTTTGGAAATTGTTCTTTTGCATAATCAACAACTTGTCTTTTTAAAGCAAAAAATTTATTTGAGCCATCTCTTAACGCTACTAGTTTTTTATTAATTGTAGTTAAGTCGTCTAATTTTCCCAACTCAACTTCGTGTTTTGCTAACTCGGTCTTGTCGCCTAATTTGTCGTAAATGGTTTTTAGTGTGTTCATCTATTTTTGTTTATTTATTTAATTTATTAAGTAAAGAAGTTACTTTGCTTTTTTCTTCTTTTATTCCCTCCATTTCGGACTGAAAAATAGTATCTGTCAAACCTAATGCTTTTACTTGCGCTTGACCTTTCATAATTAATTGTTCGGCTTGGTTTACAACTTCTAATGCAGCCCTTAAGTTTACAATTGCTGAAGCGTAATCCGAATTAGCCTTAGCCCATAAAGGCATATATTTTTTTGAAACTGCTTTTATATCGTCAACCAAAGATAAATTAATTTCGTGTTTTGCTAAATCCGTTTTGCCTATCTTATCGTAAATGGTTTTTAGTGTGTTCATATAACTATAATTTAATTGTTAATTTTTTGTTGTAAAATTTTATACATTTCCGATTCCTTGCGCTTGTAAACTACCATCGCAACATTTACGAGAATAGCGCTTTCCGTCCTTACATAAACACGCCCTTCGACCCCCAACGGGACTTGAACGCGGTCTTTCAATTTGTTGTTTTCCTACGTCGGAAACCTTTATGTTTGTTGGATTTTTCATTATCTTTAGTTTTAGGTATAATCTATCGTCAAAGTATTAAAGTTCGTTAAATCGCATTAAAACCGCTTTAAAACGTATTTATGTTTTTTATTATCTTCCTTGCCTTGCGTAACTTTTTTTGTAATTTTTACTTGATTTTAAACCGCTATTTCGTGTTTTTGAGTGTACTCCAGAACGCTTAATTTTTGGTTTTCTCAAGTGATTTTGTACGCTCGTTTGCTTTGACATTTATTATTTTTTTAATCCCGTTTCTAACATATTTACAATTTTTGCTAATACAGAATAAGCATTTCCAGAATCTTTTAAATATGGTAAATCGCTTGGATTTAATCCTAAATCTTTTACTAATTTTGAAATACGAGCGTCTTCTTGTTCTAATTTAATTAAATCGGATTTTGTTTCTTTTAATAAAATATTTCCTTCAACATTATATTTAACATATAGTTTTTGTAATTCATCAAATTTATTATCTAAAGTTTTTGAATTTTTTATAATAGCAATTAATTGGTCTGGTATTGCCAACTCAACTTTATTAGTTTTTAATTCGCTTTTTGTAATTAGTTCTTTGATTTTTTCAACCATTGCTTTTTCTTCCATATCTATATTTTTTGAATTCATTTCGTACCTATCCGCAAAATAACCTTCAATAGAAAATCCTTTTACTTCGCCTAATTTTACTTTATTCCAAATTTCATCGTTGTTTACTTTCATCGAAATCATCCAAGTACCTTGCGGTAAATCAAAGCCGTAATTTTTGCTTTTATCGTTTTTTCCTTCAATAATCCAACTTTCGACCACTGACATTCCTTTTAATTTTTGGCTATGTTCTAAGGTTGAATTATTTTGATTTGCGTTCATTAAAAATAGTTCGCTAGCTTTTCTAATTGTTGCCTTTGAAAAATAAATATAATATTCGTCTTTTGTCTTTTCGTTTTTGCGGTAAATTTGTTTGTCGGGTATTAAAGCCGCGCCCATTATTATTCGCTTTTCCGCGTCAACTTCTTTTAAAAGTATTTCGTGTTTTGACAAGTGTATAAAATTAGATTCTATGGCGGGACTCATTACCACGCTTATGGCGTCAATCCCGCTTTGATCGTCTTGTTCGTCTATAATTAGTTCAACTATTCGCATATTATTATAATTAAAGTTTTTTTAAATTGTTGCATTATTTATTCTATTCCTTTCGAGAGCTTGCGCGCTTGTCATTTCGGAACTTACCACAAACGCTTGAACGGGTTTTTGTTGTAATTGCGCTAATTGATTCATTCCGTTATTACCAACTACGTTAAATTGCGGTGCTTGGGGCGCGCCACCTCCGCCCGTTTCTCCACCACCACCACCACCGCCCGCGCTTGGTTCTGCTCCGCCTTCAAATTGCGATTCTTTTATTTTCTTTATATTTATTAAACCCGCCGCTATTGCACCCGCCGCCGCTAATGGCGCTAAAACTGGTCCAACAACGGGAATTCCCGAAACTGATTTATAAGCGCTTGTTGCGGACATATAAGTATCTATTGTTGCGCTTGCTATATTGGTTGCCTTTTGAATATTAAACGCACGTTTTTGGCTTTTTTTACTTTTACCCGCGAATAATTCGGCTATGTTTGCAATAGATGTTAAACCACCTTTAACGGCTTCTAATTGTTGTGCTAATAATTCTTCTTTTTTCTTTTGTGCGTCTTTGTCTAGTTTTGCAACTTCAGCGTTCGTTTTTGCGGTTAATGCTTCGCGCGCTAAATTATATTGTTCTTCGGTTATTAATTTATTATTAAGGTTTGTTTGTAGCGTTAATAAATCTGCGTCGGCTTTGGTTTGTACGTTTAGTCTTGCTAGTTCATCTTCAGTTAATACAAGCGCGTTGTATTGTTTTTCCGCGTCTACTTTTGCCTTTGCTAAATCTTCGGCAATCTTTAAATCTTCGCCCGCAAACTTTGCTTTTAACGCTTTTAATTCCGTTTGGTGTTGCGTAAATAATTGTGTTTGTAGTTCCGCGTTTCCGTTAGCTTTTTCTTGTTCGCTATCGAATTTTTGCGCTAATAATAATTCTTCGTAATCACGTGCGGACAAGGATAATTTTTGACTAGCTAACCATTCTTCGTCTTCTTTTTTTATTTTTTCCTTTGCGTATTTATCGCGTATTGCTTGTAAATCCTTTTGTTGTATGTCTTCATTTAACAAAATTAAAGCATCTACTTGCTTTTTCTTTTTTGTTCTTGCTTTAACTTCTTTTTCTAAATCTTCTTTTAACCTTGCGTATTTTAAGTTTACTATTTCTACTTCCTTTTCTTGTCCGTCTTTTAAAGTCGCTATTCTAGCGTCCTCAATGTCTCTAGCAATATTTTTGACGTCAACGTGGTTGTCTCTTGCCCTTTGCTTTTCGTCTTCTGCTTTTTTCTTAGCGTCTTCTTTAGCTTTTTTTTCCGCTTCAAATTTTTCAGTTGCAACTTCAACTTGATTTGCTTGAATTATATTACGTTTGTTTTTATAACTATTAGTTAAATCGGCGGCCTCTTTTATGGCATTTTCTTTTGCTTTTGCTACAACTTCTTCTTGTTTTTTAATAACTTCGTCTTCTAATTCTAACCCTCTAAATTTTGCTAGTGTATTTAGTTCTTGTTTATAAGTATTATTAGCCGTTGCCAAACTTGCAATGTCTAAAGCAATTGCTTCGTCCGCGTGTTTTACCGCTAATTTCCTTAAGGCTTCAGCACTAGCACCCGACGCTTTTGCCATATTATATTCGTGGCTATTTTTATTTGCTAGCGATTCGCTTGCTTTATCTGCGGCTTTTGCTTGCTTGTCTATTGCCGCCATTGCTTTATTTGAATGCTTTGCCGCTTCATCGTTTGCTTCGTTTGATTCGCTAAACATATTTATCAACGCATAACCCGCAACTATTAACGCGGTAACTGCGGCAACAATAATCATAACGGGATTTAACGACATTGCTAAATTAAACGCATATTGAGCCACGGTTAAAATAGGGGTTAACACCGCTTGCGCCCCCATAATAATTAAGTTTTTTCCCCTTGCTAATAAACTTTGATTTTCTACAACAACGCCCGCTTCAGTCGCCGCAATATCTGTAACTTTTGCCGTTGTCATTGCCGTTATAGAACTTACAACAACCGCTTTTAATTGTTTAAAACTATCTATGCTTTCGCCTATTCCTTGCAACCCTTGCGCTAAAGACATTGCGCTTTGTACTTTCATTAAGGCTTTTTCTACGCTTGCATTTTGCGCTCCAAAAACTCCCATTGCACCCGTAGCAACATCGAAACCAGATGTAACACCCGTTAAAGATTTATTTAACGAATCGAATTTTGCGTCGGGGTTGAACGCGTCTACTAAAGATTTTGCGTCCCCTATTTTGTCTTTTAATATACCCGCATTTTTCGCCGCTTCAACCGCTTGCGTAGACGTTGCCCCAAACTTTTCGGACAAGATTTGCACTTCTAGTTGCGCTTCTTTTAATTGGCTTTTTAAACTACCTAAATTACTATTAACCTCAAGTTCAATCGTTCGTTTTTCAGCCATTTCGTTTTTTATTAATCATTAAAATATTGCGCTTTATTTTTTTCCAACCTTGTTTAATAGTTGTTGCGTAAACAAATTTTCCTTTTGCTATTTCGATGTTTTCAGTTTGTCCGTAATGTTCGGACGCTTCTAAAAGTTGTATAATTAGTGCTATCATCCTATTCTATTTATGGTTGCAATTACTGAAGGCGTTTCTGGGTGTGGTATAATTAAGTTTGCTACTTCGGTTCTTAATTCAATGTTTGCCGTTGTTGTTGCCCACATTATTTCGACGTAATCCGTTGCCCCTAAATAAAGAAACCAATTCCAAGCGGGAACGTGGTAAATAGAATGGTCGTTTACGTTTAAACGTGAATTCGTGTTTGCTACGTCCGTTCCGTTTACCCTTAACCAAATATCTATATGTTGCGACGAACTACCCGTTGTTCTAAAAACTTGCGCTGAAAACTGAAGGTTATAATTTCCCGCTATGTTAACTTGAATTCCCGTAGTTCCAAATAAAGAAACATCGTTTAAAAAACCCGTTTGACTTATAAGCATTGCCGTTGGTGTGTTCGCGGTTGCCGTTTGCGTCGTGTTTTCGTAAAAAGAACCCGAAGGAAAATTCCCAAAAATTGTTTCAACTAATTTATCTCGCCGCATTTTTTTAGATACAAAAGTGTTTGGTAAAAATCCCGCTTCGGAAACTTCTAATAAATCACTTGCGCCCATTGGCGTACTTTTCTGCGGTAATTGTGAAATCTTAATATCTGCCATAATTTATTCTATTATTCGTTTGTTAGTATTTGATTGTTCGCGTCTTATTGTTCCGTCTTCGGTAAGTCTGTAATTTGTGATCGGTGTTGGAACTATTGGGATAAAATCGTTTAATAAATTAAAGGTTGTTTCGCCCGTAGTTAATTTCGTTTTAAAGTCGTTTATGATATACCTTTTATTTCCAATTATAAGCCTATCGTTTAACTTTAACGTTGTTAAAATTGAAATAGGTAATACCGCCTTAACGCTTGTTAATCGGTTCTTAGGGTCAAACAAATTGGCTAAGTAATCAAAGTAATAAGTTGCGAATAAAGATTGATTGATCGGTATACCTAAATATGTTGATGTTTCGGGCGAAAAGTTTAAAGAGTAATCTACGCCCCCAACATTTGTATCTTGTCCGAAAATTTGAACGGAATTACAAATTGCAAAAGTTGCCGTTGCGTCCGTTAAGAAAATTGGATTTGTTGCAACTACGGTTTGATTAAAATACAAAATACACGGCTTGGGTATGTAAGGCGCTAAAGCACTATTAATTGAAAAACCAACTTGTAAATTTGTCCCAGTGTACTTGCTAAACATTAAATTTTCAAAAGGAACTTCAATATTTAATTCCCCTCCGTCGTACGGGTAGGGTTGTTCCGTGTTTCCGTATTCTTTTAATCCCGTTTGTAAATAAAATTTATTCGTTATTGATTCGCTTGGTTTGTATCTAAAAGAAATCTTTTTATAAAGTTTAACCCTTTCAACGTCCACACTATTTGATTCGGTAAAGTTTGTAATGTCAAAAACATTTCCCGACGCATACCAATAATTTAAAGTCTCAACTAAAAATTCGTTTGGTGTATTAGTTCCCGTACAAGTTAAATTAAATTCTTTTAGTAATCCCGAAAAGAAATCTGCAACTTTAAAATCGGGTGCGTTTCTTTGTAATGATGTTGTCGGAATACAAACAAAAGAGCTTGTAAGATATTCTATAAATGATATACCAACGCTTGGGTTAAAAAATATGTATTGAATTTTTAAATCTATATTAATTGTTCCTTGCGCTCGAACTTGAAAAGAATATAAATTATTTAAACCTATTGTGTCTAAAATAGCAAGTACAATTGTAAATAACCCCGTTGTATCTATTTGAACTGATTGAACTAAATTACCATTTAAAATAACGTCAATAAAAACGGGTATTATTGTAGGCGGACTAACTAACATAAATTTAACTTGATGTTCCGCGCCAATTGTACCAGCTATTGTTGTCGCTTGAATTAAAAGAGTGTTATTAATATTGTCTACAAAACTTGACATTGCAACGCCATTTGGAAAAGTTCCCGTTTGCCCCAAAAATGTTGTATAGTTTGTTGTTTGTGGCGTTGACATTATTACGAATCGGTCGCGGTTTTTATACCACAAATAAGCGTTTCTAAAATTGTCAGTTGTAAAAAAATTACTATTAAAAGTTATTCCGTAATGTAGTTCGATTACTTCTATTATACGGCTTAGTCTTAACGCGGGAAACAATTCGTCTATATTAATTGCGCCAAAAGGACTATCTATTTCTGCGCCCGTTGGATTAAACCAAGTTGGCGTTGTTATGTTTGCTTGTTGCGTGTTGTATTCCCAAAATTCGCCAGAACTAATTAACGGAAAAGCTATGTCTGTAAACGCAAAAGTCCCGTCAATAAAAAATTGTAAGGTTGTTAAATTTAATGCTTGGTCAACGGTTGAATGGTCTAGGTCGCTTAATTTGTCTTCGCCAAATAAATCTTTTAAACTTGTTAATTGTCCGTAAAAAGTTATCGTATAATTTTCAACTTGTCCGTTCTTTATATTGGATTTTTCTAATTGAATTCGACCGCTTCTAAACGTTGTCATATCAATTTCAATATATCCGTCTTTTCGTTCTTGAAAATTATACGTTCCGTCTACGTCTGATTGGTAAAAGTGTTGAAAAATTGCGTTGTTTCGTGGCGTTGCGGGGATCGTGAACGCTTGCGAAAAGTCGGTACTTGTTTTTGAAATATCCGCGATGTTTTGAACGCTTGAATTTACTTCGATACTTTCATCGTTGAATAAATCAAGTTGTTGCCCTTCAATAAAAACCCGTACTTCTCTTTTCATTAAATTACATTATTTATAACATCGAATGCCATTTCAAAATCCAAAGAATAATTTATTTTTTTGTTGTTTATATTCTTTTCTTTGTTTATGCTTTTAGTGTTTATTCTTATTGGTAGTTTTGTGTTTCCCTTCGTCCATAAAACGCGCTCCGATAATAAAAGCTCTTGTAAGTTTTCGCTAAAATCTTCTTCAACCCAACCCGAATTTATTTTATATTTTATACCGCCATTATTATTAAAAATATGTTTTTGCCCTTGCTTAATATCGTATGTCATCGATGAATCGAACGACTGCATAAAATTATACGGGGTGCTTTGAACTTCTAAACTTTCGAAACTTGCTTTAAAAAATGCTTCCCTTTGATAGCCACCATATTTGTTTATGAAGTCTAACACTACGGGTTCGTATTTGCATTCTTCTACGGGTCTAAAATCGCTATTAAAAACAATTGTTGGTGGTAAAGTTGGCGTTATTACTTTAATGTTTGCGCCGTTATTAATCATTGACGTTGGCACGCGGTAAAGGTCGTAAACATCTGGCGCAATTGCTGTGAACGTGTGGTTTAATCCGTTAACTAAATCCGTATATAATACTACATAATTGATTGGTAAAAATGCCGTTAACGTTCCCGCTAAACTTTCGCTTGTTGTTGGGTAAGTAGAAGCGTCGTAATAATAATAATACGTTTTTCCCGTTTCGCCTAACGCAACAAATTTGCCTATTGAATAATCTGGGTTTATTCCCGTTTCGTAATCGCCGTAGCCGTCAAACGCTCGGTAAGTTTCAGTAAATTGTAAAACGTAAGTTCCCGCTATCAAGTTGTAAGTATATACGTCAATTAAAGCGTATTCCGCTACGGGTGTTGGTTGTAAGTCCGTGTTTATGTTATCTGGGCTTGTCGGGTGCGTTATGTATTCCCGAACGTACGGACTTAAATTATAAAGCGTTCGCGTGTCGTTTGACGCGGGTATTAATTTGCTTAATGTATAAGTCGGCGTTGCAGGTGGCGAAAAACCTTGTTTGTAAATAAATAATTCAACCTTCGAACCCGTTTGCGTTGGATCGTCAACTTGAATAATAAACGGACTGCGAACAAATATATGGTCTTGTGTAGGTAACGCCATTGTTATATATTTTTAAAATTTTCTTTCATTATTGTATCAAATGTTTCTTCGGCTTCTAAGCCATACGCTTCAATCATTTCGTCGGGTAATTTCTTAAATGCCTTTTCAAAAGGTGTGGTAAAAAATAAACTCCTTGATATTCCTTGACGAAAAACACTTTCTCGAACTGCAAACGGGTTTAATCCTTTTGACTTCGCCCATTGCTCAAAATGTTTAACGCTTGGTTTTTTTTCTTTTTTAAAACTGAAAGGACTATCTTTGCCTTTTTGTTTCCACATTTTGCCCTTGTTGTTTGTTCTTTTAAATTTACTTGTTGTTGCCCTTACGCCCCCGACTCCTTTAACCCCTTGGTCTTGAAAAAATCCGTGGTCGGACATATCAAAATACAATCGTAAAGAATTTGGCATAACCTTTATTTCTCCTTTAATTGAATCGTAAAGTTTACGCGTATGGTTCTTTTTTAACTTGCTTAAATTGCTTCGCGCTTGTTGAATAACGTAGTCCCGAAATTGCTCTAAAATAATTTGTTGTTCGTCTTTTTCCATCTTAACAAATAGTCATATCGTTTGGAACTAAAACGTCGAACGTCATTGTCCAACCGCTTAATAAGTTTTCGAATCGTTCGGTAAATGGATCGCAGTTTGGGTTGCCATCTATTTGAAATAAGTCGTAAGCAAGGCTTCCGTGTAACATAACATCGTAAGCGCGGTTTAATATAGCTAGCGTTGAATTTAAAGCGTCTTGGGTGTTGTCGTTGCCTAAATAAACGCTTGCAACTTCGTTCTTCGATATATCAACTAAATCCATTGCGATTAAAGAAATATTAAATCTAAGCACGTTTACTTCAAATGTACACGAATTAACCATAATATGGACAAGTGGAAAAATAGTTTGTTTAGCTAAATCAACTTGGAAAATATCCCCTTCGCTTACTGAGTTAACAAGCGCGTCGTTGTCAAGGTGCGTTTTAAGTTTGTCTATTGCCGTGTAAAATCCTATCATTTTAATATTTTGTTTAGTTGTCTTTGTTCTATTTCAATCTTTTGTTTTTCAAACGTTAAATATGTTAGACATTTAAGTAATCCCATTGCGGTAACTTCGTCAAATTTGCTGACATCGCCTTTAGCGAGTGCATAAATGCTTTGATACCATCCCCATTGTTTTTGAAATTGTGTTGCTTCGCTAAAGTCTCCGACATTTTGGGATTCTTCGCTATCTGTTGTTCTAAATAAAGAATCGTACCCCGCAATAATTCGCTTCCTAAATTCCAAAAAAAAACTGATGAACTTAATACAACACTAATTGGTGCGTACTTCATTAAATCCGAAAATTCATCCGCGCCAGTGTAATCAATTATTTTGTATCCGTCTTTTGCTTTCTTCGTTATTGGTCGATACATAACCGCCATTGCTTTGTGGTAAGTGTTCCAACTTTTTAAATTTTCCTCAAGGTCTACGTACTCGCCAAAACTAATATTTTGTAGGTCGGGAATAAACCCAAATTCCATATCTTTAATTTTAAAAGTAGGCGTAAACTTTGGGGTCTCTGAAAACAATTTATTAAAGTGCGCAACTAATTTTATTACTTCAGAATATTTAATATTTATTATTTCTTTTAGTTCAATACCGCAGAAAATTTGTATCATTTTTTCGGCTAGCATTTCGCTATCGTTAGTGCTTTCTTTTACCTTTACAAATTGCTGGTATTGCCCTAAAGTAATTTCGTTTAAGTCCGTCGGAATTGTTAGTTCTAATTTCATATTAGTATAATTAAGTTTTTGGTTTATTGTTATATGCAACCGCTATTTCGTACGCGTATAAAAGCATTTCAAAATGGCGTACAAACGTTTTAGGGTTTGACATATTTATTTTTACCTTAACGCCTTTGCGTTGGTAAATGTATTCCTCAACTACGGCAACCATTACGTTAATGTCGTTTGTCATTTTATAAAGTATAATCCTTTTGTTGGGTTTGCTAATTGGTAAGACACCGCATAACGTAGCGCGTCGATAGCGTGGTTATGTTTGTCGATTGGTGTTTTGCTTTTCTTTTCTAACCACGAATAGTTGTTTAGTTCCTTTATCAAGTCGATACTATCTTCTGATATTACTAAGTCGTAATCTTGTAATAAACTGATTCCGTAAATAACGCTATCCGCTCCTTTGATCGTAGGAACTACATTATTGCCTAATGAATTTAGTTCGCTTATTAGTCGCGGTTCGGAATTATCCCCAACAATTAAATCTTTGTCGGCAAAGTCTGAATTTAGTTTTGCTATCTGGCTAGTCGTTAATGCTTGTTTGTAAAATAACAACTTGACATAAATAACTTTGTTTGCTTTGTCGATGTTTGTTTTAACTAAGGTTGTCGGGTCGGCGCTGAATCCGTAATCTTGTCCGTAAACGTTTGTTCCTATTTCCCGAAATTGTCCGATTTTCCAATTGGTAAATATTACACCTTCGGCTTTGTCTAACCAACCGCCCAAAATTGTATGCTTGTATTTTTCGGGTCTTCGTGTTTTGATATTCTCAACTTGGGTTAAGAATGACTCCGATAAATTCTCTATGTTGTCTAAGTACGTCGTGTGTATGTACGTCGTATCGTTTTTTATTAGCGTTGCCCCTTGTTCGATTCCTTTACTTTCAAAGAACTTGTCGTAAATAAAATGTTCCTTTGTCGTGGGGTTTAGAATAAGTATAACTCGGTTTTGTTTTGTCTTATGCCTAATTGATAAATCTATTTTATCAAACGTATCTTCGTCGGTTAGTTCTTCGGCTTCGTCAAGTACCCAAGTTGTTACGCCCTGCAAAGATTTTAAGTTTGCCGTTTGTGTGCCAGAACTCGTCTTTATTCCTTTAAAGATTATTTTGCTACCCGTTTGCAAGTTTATTATTTCGTCTTTTGTTACAAGAAAATCTTCTTGCATTTCCATCAGCTCTATCTTTTCTATGAATTCGGGAATGATTGAAATACCTGCACTTACCAAAGTGTAACGAGTAAACAATACAACGTGTCCGCTTTCTTTTGTAAGCAACAATAAGAACGTGGTAACGCTATACGACTTCGACGAACCACGCCCACCCGTTACAATAAAGTAACGCGAGTCCGTACCTAAATAATTAAACTTCGGGTTTAATACTATCAATTTTAAATAAGTCTTTTACGTCAAAGTCTGAAACGCTTAGGTTTGTATCGGTTGTTTGTTTAGGCGCACCATAACAAGAATCCATTAACGCCTTGTAAGCGTTTACGTCACCTTTACCCGCCTTTAAAAGCATAGCCATTGTAATTGCTTGTTCTTGCGTTAAGGTTTGTTCTTCGCCCGTTAATGGGTTCTTTTGAGTCCTTGCAAATTCAAACAATTCTTTTATTATCGTACTGCGGTTCTTTGAACCCTTGGGTCTTCCGTTTGGATTTCCGCTTTCGCCCTTGTCCCAATTTGGTTTTAAATTGTCTTCTTTATTCATTCGGTGTAATTTCGGTGTTTATTTCAGTTGTGTTTTCTTCTTTGTATTCGTTGACTACTTTGCTTAGTTCGTTGACTACTTCTCTTAAACAACTCCCGCAACTTGTCGGTTGCCTTCTTTGTGAAAACACTCTATTGTAAATTTTAAGTAGTTCGCGTTGTTCGCTTGGAATTAAAATGTTTTTATTTAATACATTGCTTTCTATTAAATAAGTGTGTTCTTCTTCCGTTAAACATTTTGGTTTTGCGTATGGAAATAGTTTATTAAGTTTTTCCTTTCGTTCTTCACATCCGCAGTCTTCGCCTAATATCCATTTGGCTACCTTTGCAATTTTAGTTACTTCTAAAACTTGTTCTATTGAGTCTCCTAAACCCGTTGCTTTTTTCTTTGCCATAATTTTTATTTTATTAATTCGTAATCTTTGTTTTGGTAATCTTCGTAATTCTCCCCTATGTTTTCTTTGATTCGTGTTTTGCAATATTTCAACGTGTGAAAAATAGACGTAACGCTTATATTAGTTTCCTTGCTTATTTCCCGCATTGACATATCGGAATCCTTGTATAAATTAAACAACATCTGATCGTACCAGTGCCAATCGTCTACTATGTTTTCTACTTGGTTTAATAAGTAATTATATGATTCGTGTTTTTCTACTTCTGACATTTCGTCGGCTAACATCGCAATCGAATCTAAATCTACCTTTTGCATTTTGTTTGCTTTGTTTACGTGTTGTAAAAAAGTGTTCTTGAGTGCTAACCAAACATAACTTTTATTTAAGTTGCCATTCGTGTAAAGTTTTTCTTCGCTACTCCATTTCAATAACATTAAATAAGTTTCTTGGACAATATCTTCTGCAAAGAAATATTCACCAAATGAGTTAACTATCTTAACCCATTCTTTATGATTCCTTACTATTTTATTTATCCATTCCACTTGCTAAAGTTATGATTATTTTTTAATCAAAGTAACAATTAATTTTTCAACAATTATCGGTTAATAAAAAACCCCTAATTAAAGGGGTCTAAAACTTATTGTAATTTCAAGCGGTAAATATACTTGTCTATTTTCTTTGCGGTTTCTAAACTTACGTCTTTACCTGCTAAGAACCTATCAATGTTGTATTGGTGGAATGTCTCCCCCCTGCTTTTTATTTCTTTTACAACTTGGTTTCGTGTTCGTGTTTGTAATGCTTCCCGTAAATAAGCACGTAAGCTATAATCGTCTATTAACATAAATCTAAATTTATTTCGTTGTCGTTTAAAATTTCGTGAAACTTTTCGCTAAACTCTTGAATAATTTCGTATTGATTTTCTTTTAGTGATTTGTATTTTATAAAACTTCTGATTTCTTCTTTTATTTCAGTTAGTGCGAAATACATTTTCATAGATTTTACTGCGCAATCAAATTCAAATTGATCGTCTGGCAAGTTATATTGTAGTTTTGCTTTCATATTATTTATAGTTAATTATGGTGAAAAATACTTAATTTTCATACTTACTGCACATTTTAGTTTAATATAAGGGGCAATTTTTACCCCTTAAACTTTATTAAAATGGTAAATCGTCTTGTTCGTCTTCTAATTCTTGGATAATATCTTTTCTAAACATTTTATCCGCTTCTTTATTCGCAAATTTTTCAGCGCTAAAGGTTTGAACGGCGTTAATTTGCAACCCTTCGATAGTGTTAAAATACTTTATTTCTCCCGTTGGACTTTTCCATTCGCGCCCCCTCAAGTTAATACTAACTTCGACATTTTCGCCAATGTCTTCTTGGTTTACTAATCCCGTTTTTTCTTGAGTAAATTGTATTGTAATATACTGCGGGAATTTATCCTCCGTCAACAATACAACATCTTTTGATTTAAACTTGTCGCTCACTACTCTAAGTGCGCCTACATTGTGAATTTTTCCCGTTACTTTCATTTTTTAAAATAATTATATGTTAGTGCAATAGTGCAAACCCAACCCCAAACAATTGCAGGGGCAAGAATTATTGATAGTAAAATTATCATTTTATTAAGATTAAATTTATTATTATTAATGCGCCAGATACATAACCAATTGCCAATGCAAAAGCCATTTTTATTCGTTCGCTCCAAAGTTTTGATTCAACCATATACCCCGCAAATGGTAATCCGATAAAAGGCGCTATAAAAGAAAAAAATAACATTCCGTAAACGTTCGCTTCGGCTACACTTCGAATATAAAACGTGGAAACAATTTCAATGGTTAAAGCCGAAATAAAAATTATTACGTATTTCATAGCTTTATTATTAATTCGTTGTAATATTCGCGACATTCTTCAATTCGTGTTTTGATGGCTTCGATTACTTCTTCGTCTTTTGCTATTTTAAACGTCTTTACTCGCTTTTCTTTTGGTATATGTCCAAATGTATGTTTGGATTGTACAAACGCCCTTAAATCTAAACTTTCCTCAATCAAACTTGCTTTCCAATGTTCCCTTCTTATTTCGTCTTCGACTATTTGTAATGGCGTGTCAACCAAACAATAGCATAAAAGAGCTTCCGTTTTATTCGTAAGCCAAAGGTATCCGTGCATTTGGTAAAAGTAAGATTTATTTGTTAATTCGGTGTCGAAAAAAGGAAACGTTGTTGCGTCCCAACTACTTTTCACGTCTAATAAAATTTCGTTCGTGTTAACGTCTGGCGTTCCCGTAATCCAATCGTTGGTAAAATATTCTTCGTTTTTATAAATGAATCCTAAATCCAAAACCTCGTTGCAAAGCGCAATCGAAAGTTCTTCTACTTCGTTTCCTTTGTCCGTGTAACGTGAACTAAATTCTTTGCGTATTCCATAAATTTCTTGAACGGCTAATTCTTGTAAATAAGTCTTAGTTGTTTGGCTTAACAACTCCCCCTTAGATTTGGGGGATGTCATTATTTTTCCGATTGCTGAACTTCTTATTTTCATAACTCAAGGGTTTTTAATTGTTCGTTGGTTAATTCAAAAGTTTTTGTTAGTTCGTCCATTGTGTAACCTCCGTCGCTTATTGCCTTAATTGCCTTTGCAAGTCTTTTATCGTCAATAGCAACCTTTTTAACTTCGTTTTTTGCTTCGGTCTTTACTTGTTCGCCCCCTGCGTCCGTGTCTTTGTCCGTAACTAATCCTAAAGCACTTGACAAAGCGTAACGCCTTAAATAAGTAATTGCCGAACCCAAAACTTGAAAATCATTCATTCCCTTTAATGCTACGTTTTGAGGAATAGACGTTTTACTTTCTAAAGTTTCACCGCTTTCAACGTGAAAAATAATTGTAATTAAGTCCGTGCCGTGAATCAATTGTGTAAACCCTAAGCCGTGCTTTTTTAGTAGCGGGTTTATTACTTCTAAAATCTTTGGTAAATCTGCGTAGGTGTATCCATACCCCTGCGTTGCTTTGTGAATTGTTGGAACTTCCTGCTGAAATTCCGCTAAACTTTTAAATAGATGTTTCATTGTTTTTGGTTTTATTGGTTAGTAATTATCGTCAAATATAAGTATTATATTTTAATACAACGATATTTTTTTATTTTATTTTTTTTAATTGATAATTTTTTATAATCCAAGTATCTTCTTTAAATGCAAATTTTCCGTCTAAATCACCCTTTTTTTTAAAAGTCTTTAATTCCTTTACTTCGTGTTTTGATAGCATTCCCTTTAACCAAACCTTGCTATAATCATTTAAAGCGTGAATAAAACAATAATAATCGCAATCTTGTTGATCGTTAAATGTACTTAAATGACAATTAAAATTAATCTGACAAGGTACGTTTGACGCTAAAGTTTTACATTCGATTTTATAACCATCAATTAATAAATCGTAATTAAAATTTTGGGCGTGAATAGCTTCTTTGCCTTTGTTTTTATAATAATCAAAAACCATTATTTCACCAAGCGCCCCAATTAAATTTCCTTTGCCTTTACTAATTGAATTATTTAATGTTTTAAAATCGTATAATATTTTTGCTCGTTCTAATTGATTGCTATTTACGTTAAGTTCTATCATTTGTTTTTTTGTTTATATGTTTCGATTATTTCTTTTAATTCTTCGCGTGTATATTTTCTTGTTTCGTGCGCTTTTGCCGAAAGTTCAATTAAGCGTTCGCCACCAATTCGCTTTTGTATTCCTATTTGGTAGTTTAATAAGTTGCCGTGCAAATATTGATTGCAGTAAACGCAACTTGCGTGTACGTTGTCTTCGTCAAATGTAACGGCTTTATGTCCGCCAGATGAATAATAATGCGAGGCATCAAATTTTTGCCCTAACTGAGAACCGCACGAAATACAACCTTTATTTCGGTCTCGATTTCTTATATAACTATTGAAATAAGTTTGCGCTAATTTTTGCAATTCTTGAATGGTTTGTAACTTTTCCTTTATTTCTTTTTTTCGTGTTTTCCAATCTGTTTCCTTTTGTGAGTTAACCCAAACTTTTATGCAAGGCTCATCTAAACAAAACTTTTGGTTAAATCTTATTGGCGTAAATTCCGCCTTGCAATTTTTACATTTTTTCATAATTCTATAAATTTAAATATGTGTTCTATAATTGGTAGTGTCCATCCGTCACCTAATAAACTACCCGCTTTTGCCGTTGTAAGTATATCGCAGTAATTATCGGGAAACCCTTGCAAACGGCACATTTCAATTTTATTGATCGTTCTAACTATTCCGTCTTTATAGCTATAAAGATTATTTGAACTTTGGATTAAACAAGGCGCTTTGCCTTTTGTTACTCTTGCCCTTCTTGTTTTTGACGTTGGAAAATTTAAATCTAAACAATCATTTTCCGTTACAACATCGTAACCTTTAGTTGTATTTGATTTTATTCTTAACTCATTGTTTTCTTCGTACATTAAATTAAAAATTTGATATTTTAAATAATGCGCTTTTTCCTTTGTTAAACAAGGTGCTTTTCCATTTATATTATAAATTCTATTTTGAATATAAGGTTGTATTCCTTTGCTTTCTTTACTTGGATTAATTTGATAAGTTTTGTCTTCATAAATCATATTTATAAAATGTCTTTTTGCTCGTTTTTTAATACTTTCTTGACTTGAACAAACCCTACTTTCATTTTCTAATAAAGCAAGTGCTTTTACTTGTTCAACTCGTCCGCCCGTGATAATATCCTTAAACATAATTCCCAAGTCTTTTGGTTGGGGAATATCAGTAAAGACATCTCCAAACAACCCCACTTGGTGCGTTTGAATATTACTCCAATAATATCGGTCTCTTAATTGTGCGGTTAATAATTTTGAATTTATGCGAACGGGGTAAACCCCCAACGCCCTTGACATTATACCAACGTCATATTTTTTTGCGCTTCCAACATTTTCTTGTAAAAATAAAACCTTTGGGTTAAGTGTTTTTATATAGTTTAAAATTTCTACAAATACAAAAAACAAACTACTTTTAATTCCATTAATCCCCGCTCGTTTTCCTGCTACGCTTAAATCTTGACAAGGCGAACCACTAAGAACTAAATCAATGCTTTGCCAATCAATATCCCAATCGCGCCATTTTGTAACGTCCCCAACTTGTATCGTGTCGGGAAAATGGTATTGAGTCAATTCGATTGCGTACGGCTTAATTTCGCTTGAGTAATATTTGTTAACTTTTATACCTACGTTTTCAAGAGCTTGTCTCCCCGTGTTCATTCCGTTAAATAAAGATACTACGTTCATATTAAAAATTATTTGCTTCGATTTCGTTTTCAAGTTCTTTAATTCTAAATTTTAACTCCAAGTTTAACCGCTCCAACCTATAAGCGCTTTGTGAAAATTCCCTTGATTGTTTTTCCATAATTAAAAAAGTTGTTAATACTTCGCTTAATTCGTTTTCGGTTTCCTGCATTGAATTTATTAAGTCCGTTCTATGTCCGTTTTTTTCTTCAATTTCTTTTCTGCTAATTTCTAACTTGAGTAAAGTTTTTCTTAAAATCGTTCTTGCTTTTAGAATTTTTATTTCCATTGTTTCGTGTTTTTATTGGTTAGTCTTATTTGTAATTTCGTCCCAAATATCAAGTTTTTCTTGTTGCTTAAAAATTAACGCTTGTTTTAGTTTTAACTTTTGTAAGGGGTTTATTGAATCTATTGTAAAACCAACTCCAAAATTATAATAACATAAAACGGGGACATCTAAAGCCGTATGTTGTCCGCCAGTGTCCGTATCTTTTATTTTTTCAACGCCTACCATTGTAAAGTATTTCATAGTTTCGTGTTTTATTAAACGATGAATTACAAACATATCGTCACACCTATTCAAAAATGCTTTTCCTCCTTCTATATGGTCTTTTAATGGTGGTTTAAGGTGTCCTTTCCAATGGTGGTTTTCGGGGTATAAATTACCGCTCCGTCCGCTTTCACTTGTAGGGTGCGTATTTATGTAGATTGTTTTTCCCGTTTCGTTTACAAATTGCCGTGCCAAATTTAAAAATTGGTAATTTCCCTCATAGTTCATTTGACGATCAAGACCCGTAAAAGGGTCAATTAAACAAGCGTCCGCGTTTGAATTCCTAAAAATTTCTAATAATTCCGCAGGTTTGTAAAGTTTTGAGTTGTCTATAAAAATAAACGATTGTTCTAAAAACGTTGAGTAGTTTCTTATTTCGGATTCCGTTAATTCTTTAAATGGTCTACCCGAATACATTTGTACCATATCCCGTAAAATTTGCCCGTGTTGATTTTCACCGCTCCATAAAATAAACTTTAAATTGTTTGTTAAACTCAAAGTTAAAAAGTACCAAGTAATCCAATACGATTTTCCGACGTTATCGTGTCCCAAAATTACGTTAAGTTGTTTTGGTTTAAATCTTAAATAATTATCCAATGGGCAACCAATTTGTAAACCTTGTTTTATTTTTCCGTTTTTATAGTCCAACAAATAGTTTATTCCCGAACCGCTTTTAATTAACATTTTTTTTGGATTTTAAGGTTTGTTGGTTTTTTGAAATTTGTGCCATTACATTATTGTAAAGTCTATCGTCGCTCGTTTCAGTTACGTTTTTTTGTGCGTCTCTTTTTAACCAATTCTTTGCCGTCAAATATAACGAAGAATAATTCTTATTTGATTTAAAATTTTCGATACTATCAAGAACGTTATTTATTTGTTCTGCGGAATATTCAATTCTTAATTTATCAAAATCTTCAATACTTAATTTTAAATGGGCAAATGCCCTATATATATGTAATATATTATCTTTATCACTATCACTATCACTATCGGCATTTTTGGTATGCTTTGGTATGCGCTTTGGTGCGGTCGTATGCGGTGGTATGCGGTCGCATTCTTTTACATTCCATCGCTTGTTTGCGTTCTCTTTATTTCGTTCTCGTATACCTTCGTATTTTATTAAATCCCTTTTTAAACTTTGTTTAATTGGCTCAAAAACAACTTCAGTAAATTGGTCTTGTGGCTCTGGGTTTAAGTCGTTTACATACCTTAAAATATGCTTAAATAAACGTCCCGTTTGTTCGTCGTTTAGTTTTTCCATTGTGTAGATTAAATCAACATACAATAAAAAACTCTTTTTTTCTTGTGCCATTTCTAATGATTTAAATTATTGTAATTTTTATATTGATTATTTTTTAACCTGCATTGTATAACCGAAAGTTCGTTCATAGATTTGCAATTATAAATATCGTCTATTAAATTTCTTTGTTCAAATATTATTTCTTTACCCGCAAATTCTTTTTGCAGTTCTAAAGTGTCAAGTAAATAAAGTTCGTCTTGATTCTTTTCAAAAAATTCAGCCATTGCCATTCCGTAAATTATCGTTGAATGATTTAAATTAAACATTTCGCCAATTCGTTTATAAATTATTCCGTGTTTACGCAAGATTCCAAATAAGAACCATCTGCGATGGACAAGATAACGATACCTTGATTTTTCTTTTAAGTTTTGTTCTTCGATTATTTCTTCTATTCTTTGTATCATAATGTTTCAACTTTTAGTATTAGTGGTCTATATAAATCCATTTTTAAAATTGCGTGTTCGCGATCAAACGCTTCTAAAATTCTTATTCCTAAACGCTTTTTTCCGTTTTCAAAATAGTTAAAAGTTACTTTATATCTTTTCATCTTCGAAAGTTTTATTATTGTTAAAATCTTGTTCGTTTAAATAGTCAAGGTAAAGCGCAATATTAAAACTACCGCCTTTGTCTTCTTTTACTGATTGATTCCGCCACCACCGAACGCACGCCATAACGTTTGGTCGGATCGGTGTAAATTCGTTTTCTTGTATCTTTTGTGTTTTCATTTTTAGGTTTTTAATATTCGTTAAAATAATCGCGGTCTGGTCTTTTGCCTTCAATCCATTCCATTAAGCCGTATGAAAAATAATCTTCGGAAATTACATCTTCAATCTTTGATTTAACTTCGCGCATTTCTTCAGCGTTTGGAAAATACGGGTGTCTTATTCCGTTAATCCATTGTTCCCCGTCTTCGCAGTAAACATCTATTTTAGTGTCGCCCTCGTCAACGTGGCTAATAAAGCACCACCCGAAATTAATAATAAATTCTACGCCGTCAATTTCTTCGTGTAATAAAGCCGTTCCAATTTGAACTTCTAAGTCTTCAATTTTCATTTTATTTGATTTTAAAGGTTGGTGAAATAACAAAGTGTATAAACACCCGCCCAAAATAAAATGAACGCAATAGCGGTGTTTAAAATGTCTTTATGATTGTCCGTTAACGGCGTAAAGTAATAAATAAAGTTTTTTAGTTTTGTTTTCATTTGGTTAGTTTTTAAAAATGTTAAACACGTTTTCAATTTCTTTTAAATCTTCATCTTTAATAAATGTTGCCATTGTTTGAATAATTAAATGCAACTGGTAAGTTGTTAAAGAATTTTCCTCTTGTTGCTTTTCTAAAAAGTCAAGGGTTTCGATAAATTTTTTCATTTTTTTTGGTTAATTGGTTAGTTTTCCGTTTTGTTATACGCAAATATAAAGAGTATTTTTATAACTGCAAACTTTTTAAACATTTTTTTTAAATAATTAACAAATTTAGAATGATTCTAAATAAGGACAAGGGTAATTTATGCCCTTATGTATAGAAACAAAGGTAATTTATGCTTGATATAAGGGTAAAACCTTACAAAATTTGTGACAAAATAAGGGTAAAGCCTTAAAATATATGCGTCAATCTGGCGACTTGTCCGTGTTCTTTATGGTGTATAAATCCTTCGACCGCTTTTGGAACGCCCGTAAATCCTTTTTTAAAATGCCAACTATCAGTACCCGATGGACTGCGTAAAGTTTCAAAGGTACAACCGATAAAATCTTTGCTTGTTTTGTGGTGTACGTGGTGCGAATAAATATAGCGGTGTTTTGTTTTGCTCCATTCGTTTGGGAATTCCGTAGCTAATAACAAAGGTAAGTTTTCTGCTTTTGCTCCGTCTCCGTGTGTTGTTCCAATTAAATTTTTTCCGTAAACAAATGCTTTGCGGTGTTTTAAGTCTACGTTAAAACGGATCGTACTTTTATGAAAATGCGCTTCTATTAACTGCATTAAGAAAAACCCGTGCGTTAAATCGTGGTTGCTTGGATTATAAACAACTTCAACTTTTGCAAAAGTTAGTAATTGTTCTAGTAAGTCAATATATAGATTCTTCGCCATTATAAAGTTTTCGAACCAAAAGCCGTCGGTATCTTGTGGCGTTAAATTTGTTGTGCTTTTTTTTGTATTGTCGGTGTGTAAAATATCGTTTCCCGCAACAAATAAAACTTTGTCAACCTTAAACCCTTGGGACTTGTTTATAATGCCTTGCATTCCGTCCTTTGCCCTCTTTACGGCAATTTGTGAATTGTAATCTTCGCCAACTTCAAACGCGGAACTTAATTTACCTATATGTAGGTCGGCAATATCAATAACTAAAAGGTGCGAATCGTTTGTTTTTTCAAACTTTATTTCTTTGTATTCTGGCGCGTGGTTTTTTACCGCTTCAATACATTCTAGTTTTATTAATTCCAACCCTTGTTCGTCTTCGGTTTTAAAGTTTGGGTTTTTAAAAAATAAACTAGCCTTGTCGTTTTTCAACCAACCGTGTTTTACGTCTTGATCGTTAATACCAATTTCATCGGACGCTTTTTTAATTGCGCGGTATTTTTGTAAAACTTCGGCTTCGTCGGGCGTTAGTCTTGGTCTAAATTTGTTTATCAAACGATTCGTCTTAATTTATCAAGTAAGCGTAATATAAAAAATAAACCAATTCCGCAAAGAAACCCCCAAAGAAATAAATTCCAATTTCTTTTTGTTTTTTTGTTTTTAGAATCTTTGTAAATGTACTTATATTTTAAAACGTCTTGCTTTACTAATTGCGTTTTGTATCGATATTCTATGCGGGTTTGCCATTGCGTTTTGGGAACGTAAACGTTCTTAAAAAATATGATAGTATCTTTTGACGTTATTACTTTTTCGTATCTAATCGTGTCATTTCGTATCACTGCAACCGAATCAATACTAACAACTCGTATCGTGTCGCTATCTTGGACAAGCCTCAAGCCGTGTTTAAGCGCCTTTTTATAGTGGTATTGTGCAAGGCGTTCACTTGAGCAACTAAACATTGTTAGAACGCTTAAAAATGCAATTAGTTTTTTCATAAATTCTTTAGCATTTCAATCATACGGGGACAAGGGTAAATATCGGACTTGTCGTGACGAACTGAATTATGGGTAAAAATTCCGTTTTCCCCTCGCAAAGCTCGTTTGTCAATGTCAAAAATTGAATCAAAATAATCTTTGCTTATTCCGTAAGTATCGCAAAGGTAAACTAACAATTGGCGAGTGCTTTCAATTTGTGCGTCCGTGTATTTTTGCCACCAAATATGACCTTTGTATTTTCCGTTTAGTTCGGTAACTTGTGAGCGGTCAACACGTCCCCCTACATAATTAATAAAATACCCGTTTTGCTTTTTTAGCGGACCATAATTACATATTTCTATACCTATTGAAATTTTATCTAAACTGCGATAAGTTACGCCCATTTCGGAAAACACTTCGGGTTTTAAACCTAAATGATATGCCCAGTGCTTCGATGAAAATAATTGTACTATTGTACCCTTTTCGCCAATTACAAAAGCCGTCGCAACTTTACCTTCTTTTTGCTGAAAATAGTTAGCAACTGCAATAGGGTTTCCCCCACCTGCGGTATGGTGCAAATAGATTTGTTTTTTCGGGTGTTCTTCTTGTAAAAATTGGTCGTTAGATAGTCTCTGCTGAACTATCTTTGTTATGTCTAATTTCATTAATATCGGTTTTAATTTCTTTAGCACGGGCAAATAGTGATTTCATTGAATCCCACACGGAAATTCCGCGAATAGCAATATAATTTTCATTGATTGATATACATTCAATACTTACTAATATTAACGAAAGTATCTTTGTCAACATTAAAGGTATGCTGAAAAAAACTAAAATGATATCGTTTAAAATAAAATAGTCTATTAAGTAGAATCCAATTACCGCAACTTCGTAAAGAAATAATTTAGAAACAACCGCGGAAAGTTTACGCGATGTAATTTTAATTTTTAGTTTTTTAGCTTTCCAAATTCCCGTTAAAGTATCTAACAAAATAGCAAAACCAATTAAAAAAAGTATTCCCGAAATCGGCAAAAAGAACGCTCCAACAACCCCAAGTAATTTCATAAAAGATAATCGGATATTCGTAAGTAAAATAAATAATTGTGTTTTCATTTTTTTAGGTGGTATTGGTCAATTAATTGATGGGTTAAAAAAGCGAATAA